CCTCAGGTCAATATCGAGGTCACTTCTGATGTTTCATCCTTGCAGACCATCGAGACGGGGTTAGACCACCTCAATCATGTGGTCGATGAGAATATCAGGAATATCAAGGAACTCGAATCAGAGGAAGCCCGACTCAATAAGCTATACTCCGAGACATTCCAAAAGAATCAGCAGGAGGCGGATGCGTATCATGAGAAGGCAACCGTCATCCGAGAGAATATCCGCCTGAGAAAGGAGATAATACAGAATGCCAAGCAGCTCGGATTCCAACTCGAAGATACCCGAAAGAAGATCATCGATGGAAAGAATGCCATCTCCGATGAAGGGAAGGTGATCGATCAGACCGCTCAGAGCCATGAGACCCTGAGGCAGAAGATCAAGATGCTGAAGGAGCAGATGGCTGATATGATCGCCAATGGTGTTGATGAATCATCCGAGGCATATAGGAATCTATCCAATGAGCTTGGTAGGCTCACGGATATACAAGGTGATATCGCCCAGCAGGGAAAGATCCTCGCCAATGACGAGCAGCAGATTGCGGGATTGGTTCAGGGTCTCGGAGGTCTCTCAGGCGCATTCTCTGCGGCTCAGGGAGCCGTTGCCCTCTTTGGTGATGAGAATGAGGATCTTCAGAAGATCATGCTGAAGGTTCAGTCCCTCATGGCTATCACGATGGGATTGCAGCAGGTGCAGCAGACCCTCAATAAGGATTCTGCCTTTCAGTTAGTGACCCTTAACGGACTCAGGGAATGGTGGAATAAGCTCCTTGCCATCGGTGCGGGGGAGATGGCTGCAGATACCGCAGCAACGGGGGTGAATACCGCCTCTCAGGTTGCAAATGCCACCGCCACCTCAGCCGATGCAGCCGCCAAGCAAGCAAAGGCGGGAGCCGCTACGGGAGCCGCCATCGCAGAGGGAGCCGATACCGCCGCCACCTCTGCAAATGCAGTTGCAGCCACCGCAGGAACCGCAGCCAATATCTCACTCGCAGGGGCATTCAGGATGGTGGGAGCCGCCATCTCATCCATCCCCGTGTTCGGATGGATCGCAGCCGCCATCGGTGTCCTGATCGGTGTCATCTCCCATCTCAGATCAGAGGCGAAGAAAGCCGATGAGGAATTCAAGGAGCAGCAGAAGATGATGGAGGAAGCCCGAAAGACCTACTCTCAGACCTCTATGGAGATCGACTACTATACCAAGAAGATCGAGACTTTCAATGGAACCAAAAAGCAGGAGAAGGAGTTGGTTAAGGAGCTGAATTCCAAATACGGAACCGCACTCGGCTATTATGACTCCCTCGCCAAATGGAAGGATATCCTGAAGCAGAAGGGCGAAGCCTATGCGCAGAAGCTCATGAAGGAGGCGGAGGCTCAGGCTATCCTCAATAAATATACCGAGGCTTTCATCCTTTTGGAGGAAATGAAGGAGAGAAAGGCATCGAGCTATGGCAGTTGGTACACCACCGCAGCGGGTGATGAAGCGACCAAGGCTAAGGAGGTTGCAGCGCAGCAGGAGAAGGTCAATGCCTTGCAGGATCAGTATATGAAGAAGATGAGCGAGGCTCAGAATATCGCCAATGAGTTCGATCTGAATCCCCATTCCTCACCTACCACCTCCACCAAGGGAGGGGGCAATACCTTTGATCCAAAGGCAGCAGCCCGCCAATATCAGAAAGCCATTGATGAATGGAAGGAGGCAGTGAAGAAGTTCAATAAGGATGCCTCTGATGAGATCACCGACTATCGTATCAATGCGATGGGTGAGGGATTGGCTAAGGAGATCAATGAGATTTCCCGTCAGGCTTTCCAAAGAAGGGAGGCTTGGGAGAATTCCATCAAGGATCTCGCAAGGGTTCAGAAGGAATCCGAGAAGCAGAAATTCCTATCTCAAAAGGGCAATACCCTCGATATGTGGGAGAATTCCGATGCGGGAAAGAAAACCATCGAGGAATATGCCTCTGATCTACTGAAGGTGAAGGAGATCAGCGAAGAAAATGCGACCATGCTTGAATCCATCGAGAATGAGAAGAATCGCAGGATCGCTGAAGCCCGCCAACGCTATACCGATGCCCTGATAGAGGAATTCGGAACCACCGAGCAGAAGATGGAGAAGATGACCCGTGAATGGGCTGCGAAGATCGCTTTCATCCCCGATGAGTTCAAGGATGAAGCCATCCGTCAGATGGAGCAGTCTTTCGCAAAGCTCGAATCTGAGGATTTCAAGGCTTCGATCAACTGGGATGCCGTGTTCGGTGATATGGGTAAGCAATCCATTCAGACCCTCGAATATAACCTCTCCAAGGTTAAGACCTTCTTTGAGCAGAATAAGGAGTCGATGGGTACTCAGGAGATCAAGGATTATCAGGAAGCCATCGCAAAGCTCGAAGATGAGATTGCATCCCGTAACCCCATTGCGGCATTCCATAAGTCCATAAAGGATCTTTCTGCCGCCAAAACCGAGTTTACCACCTCCATGCAGGAATGGAAAGCGGCTCAGGATGAGCTGAAGATCGCTCAGGATGAGTATAATGCCGCCCTCGAATATGAGAATCAGATGAGGGAGAATGTGGAGAATGGCAAGATGAATGAGGATTCTGATGAATACAAGACTGCCATCGAGAATACCACCAAGGCTCTCGAAAAGAAGAAGAAGGCAGAGCAGAATAATCAGAATGCCGAACAGAAAGCCCTGAACTCACGAAACAAGGTTACTTCATCATATAAGAACTGCGCAACGCAGATCAAGAATATGAATGGTGTGATTCAGGATCTCGGAGGAAAGGCAAAGAACCTTGCGGACGTTTTCTCAAAGGATGTGTCGGATGGTATTGAAAAGGCTCTCGATGTAACCGATGCCATTCTTGATGCAACCTCATCCGTCATCGATGCCATCGGAGATACGGGAAAATCTGTCGCTAAGGGTGTTGAGAGTACCGTTGATGCAGCCGCAGCAGGGGCTACGGGAGCCGCAGCAGCAGGAGCCGCCGCCATCTCAACCATCGAGAAGGCATCCGTGATCCTCGCAGTCATTTCGGCAGCTCTCCAAGTGGCTACCGCCATCGCATCACTATTCAATGATGATGACTCCAAGCAGGAGGAAATCGAGCATCTGCAAAGAAGGATCGATCAGCTTCAGTGGGAGCTTGATAATCAGGATGCAGTACGCTTGCAGAATAAGCTCGGAAGTGCAGTCGAGAGAGTCCGTGATGCCTATTATAGCACCTATAATGAGGTTAAGAGGCTCCATGCGGAAAACAAATTCTATTATACCTCACTCGGTAATATGATGTTCGCAGCGATCCACGAGAATGAGATCATGGAGAAATCCATCATCAAGATCGCAGATGCCTATGCCAAGGTCGAATATACCGCTAATAAGGCTCTCGGTAAGGAGAAGTTCATGGATTCCCGCAAGCAGCTCGAAAACCTCGCAGAGCAGCAGATCCTCATCTATCGTCAGATCGAAGAAGAAAGGGATAAAAAGGATACCGATCAGGATAAGATCGAGGATTGGAAGCGTGATATTCAGGAAATCGCCAATGAGATGGCAGATCTCATCAATGAGATGCTGGAGGAAATCATCGGATCCACCGCTCAGGATCTCGCCTCTCAGCTCGGAGAGGCATTCTTCGAGGCTGCAAGGCAGGGTGAGGATGCGATGGAGGCTTGGCATAACAAGGTCAAGGAGATCGTTGCCGATGTCATGCAGAGGATGCTCATTCAGAAGTTTATTGAAGAGCCTCTCGGACAGATTTTTGATAAATATAAGAAGAAGTGGTTCGGTGAGGATGGTCAGTTCAAGGGGATTGATTCCGTCATCGACTCTCTGAATGGATTCTCCGATGACCTGAATCAGGTCGGTGACGGGTTTAATCAGATTTGGCAGACCCTACCCGATACCGTCAAGGATTGGTTCGCCCCTGAGGAAGCGGATAGAGATGCGGCTTCAAGGGGAATCGCCACCGCCTCTCAGGATTCAGTCGATGAGAATAATGCCCGCCTGACAACCATTCAGGGGCATACCTATACCCTCGTTCAGGGAATGAATGATCTGAATGAGACATCGAATCAGATCCTCGAAAAGGTGTCAGGCATCGAGCGTCATACCTCGGAATCGAGCAGGAGATTGGAGGATATCGATAAGAAGATGAAATCCGTCAAGGATTCCGTTGATGATATCAATATGAAGGGAATTAAACTGAGATAATATGAAGGAGATCGTTGAAGCACAGAAGAAATGGCAGAAAGCCAAGGATCAGGCTCGGAGGATCTGCCTCGAAAGGGGAAAGTCCGATTTGGCTGATCGTATATCCGTTTGCACCATGTTCAAGGGAACCGAGAGCTTGGATGATGCGGCATCCCTCGTTTTCTCTGCTCAGGGATCGGAGTTCATGACCCGATTCGGATTCCCCTCCCTCGATACCTTCAGGAGTTTCCTGAAGTTCAATCCTGAGAAATATGGCGCATATATCGATAAGGGGAAAATCGCTCTCTCAGGGGAGAAAAGGATCCTCTTGGTAGGTAATACCACCGCACGGATAAAATGCGATGAGACGGCTCTATATCGCATCATACTGATGCACGGGGCATCTGCCGTGATCGATGCTTCAGGATATTCGGTCGTGAAGGTCGAGAAAGATGGTGTATCGAGCCATGATATCAATGTTTCGGATTTTGCAAAGGTGATGAAATGAACTACGCAGGGAGATTGACGATAGACAATAAGGACGCATTCACCTATTTCGGTGTTTTCGTTGAGCGATGGGGGTACAAGGCTCTCATTCAGATGCCGCCATTCAAGAATCCCGACTCAACCGAGTGGGAGGAATATGATGGTGCTGAATATGACCTCGAAGATCCCGTCCTCGATGCAAAGACCTTTCAGATGCAGTTCTGCGTGACGAATGTAACTCAGGTGAGCGATCTTTTCTTTCTCCTTTCGGATAAATCCTATCATATATTCAATTTCGTGGAGCTTGGCAGGAGCTTCAAGCTCAGGCTATCGCAGAACTCTACCATATCATCGAAGGTATCTCTCGGAAAGTTCACCATATCCCTTGTGGATGATTTCCCGCCAATCAGATATCAGGCAGGAATGAGTAATGCGATCCTGAATCAGGATTTCCCCCGTGTCCTGAATGTGCAGCCCTATCAGTCATCCGTCATCAAGATAAACGTGGGATATGATCTCGATGATATCGATTTCGGGCGATTGGGAGTGAATATCCTCGATGGCACGAATCAGAATATCCTGAAGAATCCGAATGTTAGGGATAATCTGAAGGTGAGTGTCAAGGGTAGATCGGGAGTCGAATATGATGATGAGAATGTATTCTATAAGCCGAGGGATGTGCAGATGAATCTACTCATCCATGCGGATGATATCACCGATTTTTGGCATCGCTACGATTCCCTATTCACGGCTCTCATCCAGCCCGATACAAGGAATCTCCTATCATGGGAGGTGGCTATGGAATATGAGTGCTTCTATAAGAGCTGTCAGGTCACGAAATTCGATATCCTGAATAACGGTCATGTTTGGTGCGAGTTCACCCTTACATTGACTTTCGTGGCAGATAGACCCATCGAAACGGAATGGCTCCTTGCCTCTGAGGATATGGAGTGGATCCTGACCGAGGAAAATGAGGATTTTGTATTACTTGATAAAAATAGATAAGCTACATGGCAATCAAGAAGAAGATAAGCGAACTCCCCGCTTGCACCAATTTTAATGGATTGTGGACTATCGGAGTCGATGGAAGCAGAAAATCCGTGAAGGTCAGCCTCGGATATATCAAGGAGGTTGTGGATGGGATGATCGAAGCCACCGATGATGCGAATGAGGCAGCTTCAGCCGCCAATACCGCAGCTCAGAGAGCCGATACCTCACGTCAGCAGATCGAGGCTAATGAGGCTACCCGCCAGCAGAACGAAACCACCCGTCAATCCAATGAGCAGACGAGGGGACAGAACGAAACCACCCGTCAGCAGAATGAATCCGCAAGAGGAACCGCAGAGACTCAGAGGGCACAGAATGAATCAGGAAGAACCTCTGCCGAGAATGCCCGTGTTCAGGCTGAGAATGAGAGGGTGACTTCCGAGAATACCCGCAAGAGCAACGAGACCACAAGAGGGCAGAATGAATCAACCCGTCAGCAGAACGAGACCACAAGAGGCAATAATGAGCAGACCCGAATCTCTCAGGAAAATGCCCGTGTTCAGGCAGAGACTACCCGTCAGACCGATTGGACGAATTTCTTCTCCGATACCCTCGCTACGGGTGTGAGAAAGCTTTGGAGCGATTTTTGGAGTAGTATCAACTCATCATGGAACGGCTTCTTTGGAACCTCGGCTGATGATGCAAATGGTGTCCGTAAGATATGGAGTACCTTCTATAATGCAGCCACCTCAGGATGGAACGGATTCTTCGGTACTTCTGCCGATGATGCCAATGGAGTGAGAAAGATTTGGACTACATGGTATGTGTCAGTTCAGAGTTCATGGGCTACATTCTTTGGTGCTACATCGAGCGATGGAGTGCAAGGTGAATGGGCTACCCTGAAATCGGATGCTCAGAGTGCCACTTCATCCGCCAATAGTGCCGCATCCCTTGCGAATACCAAGGCAGGATTGGCAAATGATAAGGCTGCACTTGCAGCCGCAGCCGCAGAGCTTGCAGCGGAGAAAGCCGCCCTTGCAGACGAAAAGGCAGCTCTTGCCAATGAGAAAGCCGCTCTCGCTGCTGAAAAGGCTGCTCTCGCAGATCAGAAGGCTACCGAGGCGGGATATGTCAATGCCTCGCTCTCAGGAACCACCCTGACCGTCACCAATCGTAATAATCAGAGTACTTCCACCGATCTGAAGGGAGATAAGGGTGATAAAGGAGACCAAGGAGATCCCTTTGAGTATAGCGACTTCACCCCTGAGCAGCTTGCAGCCCTGAAAGGCGAGAAAGGTGATAAGGGTGACAAGGGCGATAAAGGTGATACGGGTGCTCAGGGAATCCAAGGAGAACAAGGAATCCAAGGTGAACAAGGAATCCAAGGCGAGAAGGGAGACAAGGGTGATAAAGGAGACAAGGGTGATAAAGGAGATAAGGGAGATACGGGCGATCCGTCTGATCTTGTTCCTGAGAGCCTGACCGCATCCGCTCCTACTGGAATCCCCGTCAATGCGACCTTGGATAGATTGGTGATCGCATCCCTCTCGCCATCATCCGTGCCTCAGAATATCATCTATCAGGTGGAGGGTGATAGCCTGACCGTCTCACCATCGGGAAAGATCACCCCAAAGGCTGTCGGCATCTCTAAGATCCATGTCATCCCTACCCTCGCAACCGAGTTGTATGAGACCCTGAATGTGGAGATCGTTGCAGCCCGTAGGGATAAAGTTCTAATGATTAATGACAATGATATATTCCTGCTGATGGGATCGGGGGATGTATTCTTTATATGATGATTCATTTATAAACCATTTTAATAAATTCAAGAAATTATGACACCAGCTCAAGAAGAACAATTATTGCAGATGCTTGAAAAGTTTCAGGCAGGCAAAAAGATCTCGGAACTGACTGCGTTCGATGGCGATGCGCTCGCATCTTTGCTTGCGATCTATGATCCGACCGCAGATGAGATGCGTAAGGCTACCATTCCGCAGATCATTACCCATCCCCGTACAAGAAAGACTGATTTCAGCCTCGCAGACCTTCAGGCGGCAGTGGCGGATCAGAATCTCGAAAAGCACGGTCTCCATGTGGGCGATCAGAAAACGATCAACGGGCATACCTATGTAATTGCGGGACTCAATCCGATGAAGGGTACTACCACTCCTTATCGACTCACTCAGAATCATGTAGGACTGATCGTTATCCCCCATACCACTCAGGCATGGAACGCATCGGGAAACACCTCAACGGGTGCGAATAGTCGAGGTGCGGGATATAAGAATTCAGATCTCCATTATTATCTGAAGAATACCCTCCTACCCCTCGTTGAAACGGATCTCGGAGCCAACAACCTCTTAGGTCATTCCAAGTTGCTCACCAATGCCGTGAATACCACTGCGGTGAACCGATTGGCTAACGACTCCAATAAGGGAGCATCCTCAGGATGGGATTGGGAGGCTGATTGTAAGATATGCGCCCTTTCCGAGGTTCAGGTCTATGGTGCAACCGTATGGAGTTCAAGCGGTCATGATACGGGAGAGGCTTGCAGGCAGCTCGATGTATTCCGAGTATTCAACCATACCGAGATCTTCGGTAGTGAATATCCTTGGCTGAGAGATGTGGTTTCCGCTTCCCGTGCCGCTTATGCGAACGACGCCGGCCTTGCGCACTATGACCCTGCCTCGCATGCCTATTGTGTCGCTGCGCTTGTCCTCTTCAAATAAGAGGATTGACTAAACATTGCAGCCCTCTTGTGGGGCTGCAATAAGGATCCTAAAATTGTAATCAAGAAAAAGAATATGAGTGTTGTAAAAAGTAAACGTAGTCAGAGTAAGGTCGAATTCGAGATGATCTATTTTCAGGTCGCTGATGGAGTCGATAATCTTGTGGAGCATGATTTCTATGCCGATGGGGATCTCGCTCAGAAGAATCGGGTTTTCCTCAACGCAAGATATATGACCTTGGAGCGGCTTACGGATAGTCTGCTTTACTATATCAAGATCGCCAACTCCATCTATCCCATCTGTATGACGGAATGGGAAGAAAGGAGGGTTTCCATCGGAAAGGCTATCGGTACGTGCTATGCCATCCTGACGAACTATCAGAGGGTGATGATGCGCCTCAGGGTTCCCGATGACAAATACACTACCGATATCAGGAACATCATAAGGATGATCAATAGCCTGAAGGCATGGAGAAAGAGCGATAATAAGCTAAAAACTCAGATCGAGAAGGTTAATTAGGATCAAGGGAGATAGGTTTGGTTCTGAAGGTGGTTTCCGCTTCCAATGCCGCTAATGCGAACAACAACGGCAATGCGAACAATAACACTGCATCGAATGCCAATTATGTCGCTGCGATTAACCCTGACAGACCGATATACAGATATCGGCAATAAGCAGAGGATAAGGAGAATCAGACCTTCCATCTGAAACAAGGTGGTAAATATGCAGGGTGACGTTTCCTGATACGTCAGATGAGACTATAAGCATCCTGCCTTTATAAATTTAATAATTATCGGAGATGTCAACACTTCAGGAATTGATGGGGCTTAATATGCTCAACGAATGCGCTTACGAGGGCACTAAGCAGAGCCGTTGGAAAGATACTACCCAGCGGTATCTGATAAATATGCTCATCAATAACTTGGAGCTTCAGGATGAAGTGATGGGTGGTGGCTATGCAGTGAAGCCGACTATCGATTTTGAACTCAATGAGAGGGGTCATATCAGGCAGATAGAAGCCCCCGTTGTGCGTGATAGGGTCGTTCAGAAATCCCTCACGAAGAATGTTCTCATTCCGTCACTCAGAGGATGCCTGATATACGATAATTATGCCTCTCTGAAGCAGAGGGGAACCACGTTTGCGAGAAAGCGTTTCGAGATCATGCTAAGGCGGTATATCGCCCGAAATGGTACTGATGGATACATCCTTCTTGGGGATATCAGTAAATATTTCGAGAATATCGATCATGATGTCCTGAAGTCGCTCATCGCACCGAGGCTTGCAGGGGAACCCGCAGAGGTGATGTCGATGATCCATTATATCATTGACACATCATCTCACTCAGACAAGGGGCTGAATCTCGGAAGCGAAGCCCCTCAGATATTTGCCGGATTCTATCTGAACCTGATCGATACCCTCATAAAAATCGTCAAGGGAGCGAAGTATTACGGCAGATATATGGATGATTGGTTTGCCATCTTCGAGACCAAGGAGGAAGCCGAAAAGCTACTCTCCGAGGTTGAGGATCCACTTTCTTTCCTCAGGCTCAACCTGAATAGAAAGAAAACGATCATCACGAAGCTGAGTCATGGGTTTACCTTCTTGCAGGTCAAATACAATATCCTGCCATCGGGTAGGATCCTGAAAAGACCAACAAGGGGAAAGATCGTCAGGGAGAGGCGGAGATTGAGGGCTTTCAGAAGAATGCTTGACAAGGGTCAGATGACCGAGGGTGAGATTTGGAACTGCTATCAGTCGTGGCGGGGAACGTTCATCCATGAGCATAATGCCTACCGAAAGACCATCATATCTATGGATTCGCTCTATAAGAGCCTTTTCCCTGAACATGAGCCTTATGTCCGTAAGGGCAGGAAAGAACTCCACATCGAGGCTTTCAAGGAGGCTGAGACAGAAGATCTGAAGTATTTGTTTAATTAATAAATAGGAGATTTTATTATGAGTGAAATTTTGAATGAAGATCAGCATTTTGCTGAGAGAAATGCGCTGAACGCAGAGATGGCGCAGCTGATGGGAAATCTCTCATCCAACGCATCGCCAATCGGTGATTGGAAGCTCGCAAGGATCCAAGAAGCCCGCCTTATGGGTGCGCCCGATCCCTACGATCTGAATACCCTTGTCAAGGATCGTCAGGATACAAGGGATCGTATCAATGAGATCGAGATCGAGCTGAAGCGTCTCGATGGTGTGGAGCCTACCGAGGCAGAGCTTTTGGCTCTCGCAAAGTCGAAGAAGAAGGGAGAGATCACCGAGTTTGACAACTCCGCCAATGTGAACTCCTTCATCATCGGTGGACTCCCCATGTGGCTCAGTTTCGAGCAGAGAAGCCGTCTGCTCCGTCTCATCGATGCGGCAGAGGCGAAGGGAGAGGAAACCTACGCCAAGAACTGGGGAGGAATCGACTACACCTTTACTACTACCCAATGGAGGGCAATGGTGAATGCGGTTGAGGATTATGCGGGTGGTTGTCAGGCAGTCACCGAGGCTCATCGTAGTGCCGTTGAAGCCCTCGATACCATCAAGAAGGTGGAGGATTACGATATCACCATCGGATATCCCAAAAAGATCAATTTCGATACGATGTTCAACTCATAAGATGCAGGAGTCATGATTACGTTACTCATTATTGCGATCCTTTTGATGGTGCTCTATATAGGCATCACCATTTGGAAGAAGAAGGAACTCCCAAAGTCCATATCGCACATGGTCTATGATCTGCCGAAAGGCGGTTGGAGATGGCTTTGGACTATTTGGCTTTGGTCGGTGGTGATCTGCGCTACCCCATCGCTCATCGAAGCCCTGAGCGGGAGTAGTTTTCAGTTCGTGGGATTCCTCACCATCGCATCCCTGCTTTTCATCGGTGCACTGCCTCTGTTCGATACGGATCATATCAAATGGCACAATACCCTTGCCATTGCGGGAGGGATCGGGAGTCAGGTATGCACCATCCTGATATGCCCTTGGTGGATGCTGCTTTGGGTCATCATGATAGTGCTCATGGGAGGTGCTTTCTGCGCCTTCAATGACAATAAGGGATGCTATCGGTTCATCGATGGTAAGGGGATCTTCATTACCGAGATCCTTTGCTCTACGACCGTCATCGCAGCCATCATTACCCATTTCCTCTAATATAAGGGAGGCTCATCCCTCTTATATGGGGGGATGGGCTGATCCCTATCCGTTAAACCGAGTTTAAGGCTCAAAAAGAAATATATTCGATGATTATCCATTACTATACAGAAGGTGATATTCCTGAGATCAAGATGTCGGGAAATAGCATTATCAGCAAGGATGAGAATGATTTGGTGACTCTCGAAGTTCAGGAAACGGACAGCTCCTATCGGTATCTCTCCATCATGGCGAAGCCGCAGTTGGTTCTGAAGTTCTCGCTCCCTGCCTTTATAGAGATTCCGCTTGGGGCATGGTGTGAGTTCATGGGGCAGACGTTCACCCTGAATGATCCTGAGAACATCAAGAAGCATGGAACCCGCAACATCGAATATACCATGACGATGGGAACCGATGAGGATCTGCTTAGTCTCTATAAGCTCCGTAATTCGGTGGATCATCGCCTGAAATTCTCCATGTGCGCCACTCCGAGGGAGTTCATTCAGGAAATCGTTGCGAGCCTGAATGAGAGAAGCGCAGGGGGATGGAGTGTCGGAACCTGCATCCAATCGACTGAAAAGACGGTGGAGTTCAATCATTCCTATATCGATGATGCCTTGCAGAGCGTGGCAGATACTTTCGGGACGGAATGGGAAATCGTCAATAAGGCGATATCATTGCGTAAGGTGGAGTATTTCAAGGATAACCCCCTATCACTCTCCTATGGCAAAGGAAATGGTTTTATGCCAGGTGTGGGGCGCACATCCCTGAGTGATGAGAAGCCTATCAAGCGACTCTATATCCAAGGAGGTGATCGGAATATCGATTACTCGAAATATCACTCAAAGGAGCTGCTTCTGCCAAAGGGTCAGAGCCTTGAATATGAGGGTCGTACCTATAAGACCGATGATGACGGATATTATATCGAGAGGCTTGATGTCATCTCGGATGCCGTGAAGGAGGATTCGCTTGATCTCTCGGAGATCTATCCATCCCGCATCGGAACCATCTCATCGGTGGTGGTCGTGGATGCCTCCAAGAATTTCTACGATATCGTTGATTCCTCGATACCCAATGAACTCAACTATGAGAATTACCTGATCGAGGGAGAGACCATGACGATCATCTTCCAAGACGGGATGCTTGCGGGAAAGGAATTCGAGTGCAAGTATATCCATGAGGCGGTGACGATCACCAATCCTGACGGAACCACATATACCAAGGCAGCTCGGAGATTCGAGATCGTGCCTCAGGAGATCGATGGAATCATCATGCCTAACTCCACCTATGCGCCCGCAGTGAACGGGAAATATATCGTATTCGGATGCTCCCTGCCTGATTCCTATGTCTGCGACAATGTGAATAAGGTCGGAGCCTCATGGGATATGTTCAGGGAGGGTGTCCGCTATCTCTATGAGCATGAGGAACAGAAGTTCACCTTCACGGGAACCCTTCAGGGTCTTTGGGCGAAGCAGAATTGGGAGAATGTAGGCGGTCATCTGAAGGTGGGAGGATATATCCTCTTTACCGATACGCAGTTTGCCCCTGCTGGAAAGCTGATCCGTATCACGGGAATCAAGGAGTTCCTCACCTCGCCATATACCCCGACCATCGAGATATCAAGCTCCGTCTCAGGTGTCACCACCTCATCTAAGATGAAGAAGATCGATAACGTTGATGTCCTGATCGAGGAAATGAACAAGAATGCCCTCAGCTTCACCAAGCGCAGATTCCGTGATGCCAAGGAGACCATCGAGATGCTGAATGATCTCATGGATGCGGGCTTCGATAACTTCACCAACGGGATCAATCCTATCACGGTTCAGACCATGTCTATGTTGGTGGGTGATGAGTCGCTTCAGTTCAGGTTCGTGGATAGAAAGACGGATCCTATCTCTGAGGTCACACCCAATATCACCTATAGTCAGGAAAACAAGCAGATGACGATCCCCGCAGGGATCCTTCAGCATATGACCCTCGGTATCGATCAGGTCAAGGCTACCCATTCCCCATCCGAGTATAAGTTTTGGGATGTGGCGGCTTTCACCTCAGGCAGACTGATCGACCCTACCAAGAAATACTATCTCTATGTGAGAGCCAATAGAGCGAATTCAAATGCCGTTTTCCTGCTCTCTGAGACCGCCCATAAGATCGATGAGGGGAATCAGTATTATTGGATGCTCGTTGGTGTCCTGAACTCGGAATATGAGGGAGAGAGAAGCTTTGCAACCCTCTATGGATTCACGGAGGTATTGCCAGGTCGTATCACCACCAAGAAGATCGTCTCGCCTGACGGAACCACCTACTTCGATCTTGTTCAGGGAGAGATAGGAGGAAATATCTATATCAAGTCAGGATCGAGGGGATTGCAGAACCTTCAGGAATGGGGTGCGGTGGCTCAGGATTTGGAGGATATGAATGATGCCATCGATGATAATGCAGATGCGGTGTCAGACCTTGGGGATTATGTCGATGGAGCCTTTGCCGATGGTATCATCACCGAGGCGGAGGCAATCGCCATTCAGAAATATATCAATACGGTCAATAATACAAAGGAGAGTGTTCTTGCGACCTATACCAAGCTCTATGCAAATACCTACCTCGAAGGAACGGCAAAGACGGGGCTTCTGAATGCCAAGGTGACTCTCATGGGAGCCATCGATAATCTTATCTCTGCCATCAATACTGCGATTGCCGATGGAAAGACCACACCTCAGGAAAAGGCGAATGTGGATGCGAAATTCGCTCTATATAATGATGCGATCTCGGATTTCTATGAGGCGGTTGAGGTGGCAAAGAAAGCCATCGAGGATAAGCTGAAAAGCTATACCGATATCGTGTCGGCTGATCTGACGGTAGCCAATGGAAGGATCACGGCAGAGGCATCGAGGATCGATACCATCAATAATACTATATCGACTGCAGGATGGATCACGGCAGGAGATGGAAACCTTCTGTATGCGGCAAAGACCTTGGAGAATGGTAATAATATCATCTCCTATATCAATCAGAATGCCACCACCACCACTATCAATTCATCGAAGATCAATTTGGTGGGAGCCGTGACATTCTCGATGTTCAACTCATCATTGCAGAGTGATTTCAATGGAAAGGCTAATAGCTCGGATTTGGGATCCTTGGCAGGAAAGAATAAGGTCTCAGCATCCGATCTCGCAACGGCTTTGCAGAATACACTCAACTCCAAGCTCGAACAATCGGATCTCGATAATGATATCATCACCTTTGCCCGTCTCGGATCTACCATCGTAGAGGGAGGATATATCAAGACCTCGCTTCTGAATGTCATCAAGATCGCTGCCGTTGAGGGAACCATCGCAGGATTCAAGATTTCAGGCAATGGATTGACAAACGATCCGTTCACGAATGATGCCTATGTCATCTTCAGGAATGATGCGAGAAAGTCGTTTGCGGGTATTGGTGGTAATGTACTGCCAGCAGCAACGGGATTGAGGGCGGTTGCGAGGTTCGAGAATGAGGATCAGAATAACTATTGGGGACTCGGAGCTAACTATGCCATGATATTGTCTGCAAAGAATGCGGATAGGAACTATGCCTTTGCGGGTAGCGGTAATGGAGTCCTGAATGGGCATATTGTCGGGCATCAGCTGAACAATTTCACCCCTTCAAGCTCAGTAAACGTGATAGACCCGAATAAGGGAAAATATGTTTTGGTAAAAGGAACTTATGGCACTTGCTATCTGCCCACTCTATCAATGTGCAGGAATTTTCTCGGTGTGAATAATTCGACATCATTTGCATTTGATCTGCATATCTTTGCCGCTGATGGTGCATCATTCACCCTATACGGATATAGAAGCTCATCATACGGAAGCGACTGCCCGCATATGAGGAATCCCGATGATTATCAGGATATGACTGGAGGAATTGGTATGGCTAAGGGAGATACGGTTCTTTTGACGATCGTCTACGATGGTAGCAACTTCAATGCGTTTTTAATGGGACATCTCGATTAATTATAAATTAAATAGTAAGGATTATGAAAGTGAATTTTAATGTGAATGTGACTGACTTCAATGGAGCTGAGGTCAAGGTGAATGACAAAGTCGTATCGATTGCCGATGAGCTTTGCAAGATCATGTTCTTTGCAGGAACGGGCGATAGGATGAGTAATGATGAAAAATATCTCGCCTATAAGATCGGACGTAAGATCGCCAACAATGAGCAGGAATATACTGCCGAGGAACTTGCATTCATCAAGGATCAGGCAGGAAAGAGCCTCGCTGCGGGTGTGTATGGGTTCCTGATCGATGTCATCGAGGGAAATATGAAATAAATGTCTAACAACTAAAAATAGGAGATTTTATCATGGAGATTCAGAATTCAAATGAGATTGGAATTTCAGTAGTAGGCGATTTCACTATCCGCTACACCGTCAAGAAGGATGCCGAGGGTACTCCAACGGAGGTAATGGCAACCGTAGTCAAGAAAACCGCCAATGTCATCGCAACTTATAATTGCAGGGCTAATGGTGTGATGGGATTCTCCATCAATGAAGAAAGCGATATGACCGCATCCGAGAGAAAGGCGATCATCAATCAGATGCTTGATGACACCGCAGAGACTTTCGGCTGGGAATATGATGAGTCGGCTCCAACAACCGAAGAATAAACTGAGTTTTGCCATCCCTTTCCTGAGTGAAGGAGGGGGATGGTGTTTTCCAAAATGATGAAAATGAGGCTCTTTTATAATTTTTAGCATAATTTATGGTGCTTATTAAGCACTTTTTGCTTATCTTTGTGCCAAATTTAAGAGCCACATGATGAGTAGTATCTATAATTATTGGAAGATTGCCTTTGCAGCCATCGGGGGATGGCTCGGATGGGCTATCGCAGAATTCCGTCCTACATTCCCCCTGATCGTGGTAATGATAGCCTTCATCCTCTATGATGCTTGGACTGCCTATCAGCTTGACAAGAGGGTTAAGGAGGCTTACCCGAATAAGGCTAAGAGACCATCGAGATTCACTTCCTTTGCATTTGGTAAGGTGGTCAGGAAGACGATCCCTGAGAGATTGGTTCTGATCCTGCTTGGATTCATGGCGGAGCATTGGGTATTCATCCATATTGAGATACCATTGAGCTATATCGTGACGGGGGTTATCCTATTCGAGCAGATTTGGTCGGCACTCGAAAACAACTCATCATGTCGGAATGATACCGATTCCCGTTTTTGGAAGATCCTACAGAAGATCATGATCGATAAGACTGAGAGGCATTTCGATGTATCGCTTCAGGATCTGAAGGCTAAGGATGAAGAATAACCATATAAAGAAAGGAGAAGAATATGGCTGATATCAGCAAGATAATCCCGTTCATCCTCCATTTCGAGGCAGGAGTGAACAAGAAATATCTCGGATTGCCCAATGAGCAGATCTTCGAGATAGCCAAAAAGACGGGATTCGCCAACGATCCCGTTGATGCGGGTGGAGCCACCATGTGCGGTGTGACCCTGAACACCTTCAAGGCTTATTGCAGAAAGAACGGATTCACGGATTCCTCTGTAAGGGCTTTGAGGAATATGAGCTATAATACTTGGCTCGATATCATCAAGACGCTTTTTTGGGATAAGTGGAAAGCCGATGAGATCAAGGATCAGTCGGTAGCCAATGCCGTAGTCGATTGGATGTGGGCTTCAGGCAGATATGGCATCACCATCCCTCAGAGGATCCTCGGGGTCGCTCAGGATGGTATCGTAGGCAAAAAGACCCTTGCGGCTCTCAATGCTCAGGATCCAAAAGGATTCTTCGATGAGGTTCAGAAAGCCCGTCTCAAATATACGGATGATATCATTCAGTCATCGATCAGGCGATATGAGAGCAGGATCGGCAGAACCGCATCCCCTCAGGAACGTAGGAAATATACCAACCTGAAGTATGAGAATGGTTGGAAGCGAAGGATCAATAGCATCATTTATGGAGGATTCATATATGACTAAGCGAAAATTTCTTTTCACGGCGATTAATTATAGGTACATTGGTATGCTGGGTGGCGCACTGATTATGCTTTCTTTTCTGTCAGGATGCGCCACTCAGCGGGGCGCAGGATCCACCACCACAACGACCATCGAGAAGGATTCCTCTGATGTGAAGGTCGAGATCCGCACCGAGTATGTCACCGATACCGTATTCATCGAGATCCCTGCTCAGAAATCCGAGAATACCACTCAGGATAGTATCTCCCATTTGGAGACCGATTATGCCGTGTCGGATGCAAGGATCAATCCTGACGGATCACTATCCCACTCCCTCGAAAATAAGCCTCAGAAGAAGCCCGCAGAGTTTCAGAAGCCCATCGAGCATAAGGATAGCATCCGTACTATATATAAATATAGGTATAAGGATAAGGAGGTGAAGGTTCCCGTTGAGGTCGAGAAGGATCTTTCTTGGTGGCAGTCCACCTCGATCAAGTTCTTTCCCTATACCATCGCCCTCATCCTCGGAATGGGAGGATGGATCTTCAGGAAACCACTGATAAAGATAATAAAAACATTTATTTGAGCAACAATCTTTGTAATTCATAGACCTTGGAGAGGGGAAATCGTGAGATTTTTCCTCTTTTTCTTGGAAGTTTCACGGAAAATGCCTATCTTTGCCCCTGCGTTGAAATTATCCCCTGAGGCGAAAGGGTATTCATGATCTCAGTAGCCTCAGGGGAATTTTATTCAGATTTGTTACTATTTTGTTACCCGAATCGCTCTAAGAGCCTCGGAAACCCCCATAAAATCAAGGGAAGTCACGAACCTGAGAACATTCTGCGTGGGAAAGTAGAGAGCCGTTTTCGGGCTTTTCTAAGAGTTTTCTAAGATAGCATACGGATAGCATCTAAGAGCACACAAATAGCCGTAAACAGAGGGATTCCGCTAAATGCTAATAAATCATAAATCTTTGGTTTTCTTGTTATCGGTATGCTGAGAATATGCTATCTTTGCGTTACCATTTTGTTACCCAAGATGGAAAAATAACATAAGTAACAAATTTCAGCGCATTATGGCACAAGAGAAAATCATCAAGGAGCCTATCAGGATCAGGCAGAAGGAATTGGCTAATGGGAATATCAGCCTCTATCTCGATATCTATATCGGAGGCAAGAGGAAATATGAATTCCTGAAGCTCTATCTCATCCCTGAGAATTCGAGGGAGGATAAGGAGAAGAATCGGCAGACCATGCAGCTCGCAAACTCGATCAAGTCAAAGAGGATCGTGGAGTATCAGAACGGGGAATTCGGCTTCAAGTCGGAATATAAGCTCGATACCCTATTCTTCGACTATTACAAGGCGATGTGCGAAAAGAGGCACGGGAACCCTGAGAGCAGGGGGAATTGGGGTAATTGGTTCTCCTGCCTCCATCATCTGAAGAAATACGAGAAGAATGAGAGGATCACCTTCAGGGATATCACCCCCGAATGGGTGCAGGGATTCCATGACTACCTCGAAAACGATGCCTGCGCATGGACTCATGACTATCGTAAGAAAATAAAGGACAAACCACTCGCAAGGAACTCGAAGCTATCCTATTTCAATAAGCTCCGTGCCTGCCTGAATCAGGCTTTTGAGGATCGGATCATCCCGATCAACCCGTGCAGGGGGATCGATAACTTCAAGGCTGAGGAAGGAACCCGAATGTATCTCACCATCGATGAGGTGAGGAAGCTCGCTCAGACTGAGTGCGAATATCCGAGGATCAAGGATGCGTTCCTTTTCTCCTGCCTGACTGGACTCAGGCGGAGCGATGTCCTGAGGCTCACATGGGGCGATATCCATCGTCAGGGTGATTTTACCCGCATCATCTTCAGGCAGAAGAAAACCGAGGGGCAGGAATATCTCGATATCACCCCTCAGGCGGCAGAGCTTATGGGAGAGCCCAAGGATCTCAAAGAGCATATCTTCGAGGATATCCACTCCCCGTCATGCACGAACAAGGCTATTCAGGAATGGGTCTATGAGGCGGGGATCCACAAGAAGATCTCATTCCATTGCGCCCGCCATACCTTTGCCACCATGATGCTCGACCTCGGAACTGATATATATACGGTCTCGAAGCTGCTGGGGCATCGTGAGCTCTCCACCACTCAGATCTATGTGAAGGTACTCGATAAGAATAAGCAGAGGGCGGTATCGAATATACCCAATATCCTGAACCCTGAGAAAACCCCTGAGACTTCGGATCAGGATCAGGATGATAAACTATAAAGGTGAGACCATTTTCGTGCGTCCACGCAAAAGGAAAAGGGGTCTATGCGGACTCCCTTTCCTTCTTATCACTCTGAAATATCTCTCCCCTACCCGTCATGAGCCAATGGGCTGATATTTTGCAGTCCTCGATGAGGGGTACGATCCATCCCACCTGAAAGAATCCGCTACTCGGATCTTTCCTTTGGGTGTAGAAATGCGCCTTGTCGATCCCGTGATCCTTGCAGAAAGCGGTCACGGATCCGATGAGCTTCATCTTTCGGCAGATCTCGAATGCCTGAAAGAAACGCTCCATCACCCTGAGGGAGCTATCTGAATATTTCCTCGGCTTACTCATGATTCATTCCTATTTCTCATCTGTTCCACCAATCCTGCAACGAAATACCCGATGAAGATTCCGAGGCATCCCCCGATGATGACGGGAAGGATGGTCGGACTATTGCTCTCAGTCACCCAATAAGCACCGATCCCGATGCCTATCATGGCGAATCCCAGTGCGTAGCCATGCTTATTCATAAGACCTCCGATTTTAGCCAAAGGATGGTATCATAGATATATTCGATCTCATCCGTAGGGCGGTTCTCTACCTTAAATCTATCAAGGATGATGCCCGTCTTTCTCAGCAGCTCATCCGTTTTCTCCGAAAGAAGATCCTCTTTCCTGATTACCGACTTCATGAGATCGGTCAGGAATGAGAATAGCGATCTCACCTCCCAATCATCCTGAGGTCTAAGTTCAGGATGGCGGGCATATATCTCCCTGAGCTTCATTTCATCCTCGATGGTGTCCCTGATATCGGTCTCCGTCTCCCCATCGATGAAGCATCGGGTAAACTGAGCCATGATATCCTCAGGGATTAAACTCGGTTCATGGCTCCTTTGGAATTCCTCTATATTGACTCTCATATATTCCTATTTATTATTATTCATATTCTCTATGATAGATAGCAGTCTGTCGATCTGTTCCTGAGACTTCTGCACCACCTTTCTCTGAGCTGCGATCTCATCGATCGCCTTGTCAAGGGTGGTTGGGTTGTTCACATGGTTGCCGTTTCCGATGACCTGAGTATTGTTCTCACCTCCGAGCGATTCCCGATCATGGGGAATCTCGGAGGCGGATTCAGGATCCCCGCCGAACATCTCCCCCTCTCCGAATACCAACCATGTTTTGTTCACTTGGGGATACGTACCAAGGATTAGAGCAAGACCCTTAGAACCGATCCCCGTCCTGATGCTATTCAAATACCCATTCGAGAGTCCACAATTCCTCTCGAACTCGGATTTTGAAATTCCCAAAGCATCAATCAGTTGCATCAATCTTTCCTTTGCATCCATAGCCTATTTATTAAAAAAACTTAATTTAGAGCAGAAATCTAATAATTTCGTTGGTGCTCTAAGATATTTGTTCTAAATTTGCAGCACAATACTTAAAGTTATTGAGCCAACAATAAAGAATTTGGCTGCAAATATAGAAAATTAGTGCTTAATAAGCGAATATTTAATTGTAAAAAGTGTGAATATGGCAAAAAAAACATTCCAACAGCTCTATGAGGATGAGAAGCAGAAGCCCACCGCAGCCCAGCTTTTCATCGCCAAGGTTGCCGAGATCACCCACCGCAAGGAATTGACGGTTCGGATGTGGCTCTCAGGCAGACAGACCCCCGATGAGCTTGCAAAGAGTATCATCGCCAAGGAATTCAATGTGAGTGTAGATGATTTATTCCCTAAAATGGCATTATCATGAAGAAGAATGATTTCAAGACGATCATGAGGATCTTAGCAATCTATATCCTCTTTTCGGTAGGTATCGTGGGATTATTCGGGGTTCCATCCGATGATCTCGCATGGTTTGAATGGATCTGTGTTTTCCTGCTCTCTAAGCTGATCTCTGCCATCGCTTTCGGTGGAGTGTATCTATTGGGTATCTCATGGTTCGGTAAGTTCATCAATAAGGAGGTTGCCAAATGAATATAGAGGAAAGGCTGATCCGTATCGAGAGAATGGTTCTAATCGGCTCTAAGAATGTACTCGATACATCGGAGGTCGCAATGATGCTGAATCTCTCGGAGAGCAGGGTCAGGCATCTTGTATCGGAGAGGGCGATCCCCCATTATAAGCAGGGAATAAAGACCTATTTCAGGAAATCGGAGATCGAGGAATGGCAATGCTCTCAGAGGATCCCGACCAATAAGGAGATCTCCGCCAAGGCTACTACGTACACAGTGTTAAATCAATAATTTCAACGCATTATGAATTGTTTAGTTTTAAGAAAGATGCACCTTGTGAATTTCAAGGGCGCAGCAGATGTCACCATCGATTTCAATGATGGAATGACCTCGGTCTATGGAATGAACGGAACGGGTAAGACCACCATCTTCGATGCCTTCACTTGGCTCCTTTTCGGAAAGGACTCGAAGGATCGTAAGAAGTTCGATCTCAAAACCTATGACTCAAAGGGAAAGATCATCCCTCAGATCCCGCATGAGGTATCTGCAACCCTCATCCTGAACGGGCAGGAGATCACCCTTTGCCGCAGATTCAACGAGAAATGGGTGAAGCCGAAGGGTCAGGCGGAGAAACGCTTCGAGGGTAACGAAGAAGAAAGGCTCTATAACGATGTACCCTGCAACCTGAAGGAATGGAATGAGAAGATCGGAGCCATCTGCTCTGAGGAATCATTCAAGTTCATCACCTCTCCCACCTATTTCACCTCCCAGCACCCCGATACTCAGAGAGCCATGCTTTTCCGTATGGCAGGGGATATCTCGGATGAGGAAATCGCCAAGGGTAACAAGGATTTCGAGAAGCTCCTGAAGGATCTCACGGGTAAGACGATGGATGAGTACAAGAAGGAGATCCGAGCCAAGAAAGCCCGCATCAAGGCAGAATATGAGGGTATTCCTGAGCGTATCGATGAGAGGAAGCGTGATATCCCTCAGGCTGAGGATTGGGATGCCTTGGAGAAATCCATCAAGTCCGATCAGGAACAGATGGCGGAGATCGAGGCTCTCATCACCGATAAGGTCAAGGCAGCGAATGCCGCCAACGATGAGCGTCTGAAGGTCGTTAATCAGCTCCATGAGATCAAGATCAAGAAGAATGACCGTATCTCAGCCATCAAGCTCGAAGCCATGAAGGGATATAACGATGATATGGTGAAGCAGAGGGAACTTTCCGATAAGATCCGTAATGCTGAATCCATGCGTAAATCCCTGAATACTCAGATGGATTCCGATAATCAGGAACTATCCCGACTGAAGAAGCAGAGAGAGGATCTTCTTGCCGTTTATAACGAGATCAAGAGCCGTGAGATCAGCTTCGATGAGAATGATTTCATCTGTCCCACCTGCAAGCGCAGATTCGAGATCGATGAGATCGAGGCAAGGCAGGATGAGATGAGAAAGAACTTCAACGAGAAGAATGCGAAGGATTTGGAGGTTAATATCGCTCAGGGGAAGTTCACCAAGCAGCAGATCGAGATCACCGAGAAGCGTATCTCGGAGAATCAGGCAAAGATCGATGAGATGGTGAAGGATATCGAGACCATCAAGACTGATCCCCTATTCTCCAAGGAGCTGACCCAGCCCGATATCAATCCGATCATCGAGGCGGATAAGGATTATCAGGATCTCTGCGCTCAGGAAAAGGATCTGCAGTCCATCGTTGATACTCCCGTCACCGAGATAGACAACTCCGAGCTTTGCGCTCAGAGAAAGGCTCTATCTGAGAATATCGATGCCCTGAAAGCCCGTCTCTCGAAGAAGGATCAGATCGAGAAGAATGAAACCCGCATCAAGGAATTGGAGGCTCAGTACAAGACCCAAACCGAGGAATATGCCGCATTGGAGGGTATAGAGTTCACCATTCAGCAGTTCGGAAAGGCTAAGGTGGATGCAGTCGAGAGCCGTATCAATGGATTATTCTCGATGGTGAGATTCAGGATGTTCGATCTTCAGGTCAATGGTGATGAGGTGGAGACCTGCGAGGCTACGGTGAACGGAGTCCCATATTCAGTTCTGAACGATGCAAGGCGCATCAATGCGGGAATCGATATCATCAATGCCATTTGCAGGCATGAGGGGATGACTGCACCCATCTTCATCGATAACGCAGAATCGGTGAACGAGATCATCCCATCGGATTCTCAGATCATCCGATTGGTGGTTACTGATACAGATAAGACCCTCAGGGTAGAATAATATTAATCATTTAATTTCAACGTATTTATTATGGCAAACGAAGTTGCAAAGGTCACGGAGCGACCTATTGACTTGATGAAATCGGTCATTAATGCTCCATCCGTTCAGGATCAGTTCAAGAACGCTCTCGGTGAGCATAAGGATGCTTTCGTGGCATCGCTCATCGATCTCTTTACGGGTGATAAGGCATTGCAGAAATGCAAGCCCGCAGCCATCATCACGGAAGCTCTCAGGGCTGCAACCCTCAGGCTCCCCCTGAATAAGGCTCTCGGATTCGCCTATATCATCGTGTTCAATAACTCCGTCAAGGATGAGAAGGGAGAGTGGCATAAGGTTCCTACCCCCACATTCGTACCTGGCTATAAGGGTTATATCCAACTCGCAATGCGCACGGGTCAGTATCGCACCATCAATGCGGATTATGTCTATGATGGCGAGGTTCGTAAGGTATCGAAGCTCACGGGTGAGATCGCTTTCGATGGAGAGAAGAAGTCGGATAAGATCGTAGGCTATTTCTGCTATTTCGAGCTACTGAACGGATTCAACAAGACCCTCTATGTCAGCATCGAGGATATGGCGGATTATGCCCTGAGATATTCCCCATCATTCAAGGGTAAGGATAAGCCCACCAAGGCGCAGCTCATCAAGGATGCCCAGTCGGGAAAGATCTCTACCGAGGTCGGATGGAAGGGTAACTTCAACGATATGGCTCTGAAGACCGTCATCCGCAGACTTCTCTCTAAGTACGGATATCTCTCTGTCGAGATGCAGGGCGCACTCTCTCATGATATCGAAGATTCCGAGATCTCACGCAATACCATCATCGCTGAGAATGCCAATGCCGAGGAAATCAAGACCGAGGATGCGGAATATGAGAATGTCGATACCGAGACGGGAGAGGTCAAGAATGAGGCTCCTGAGTCGGCTCAGGCAGAGGCTCCTGCCGAGAAGCAGGATAATAATGATCCATACTAAACCATCATCGGTATGAAGCTAAGATGTCTTGGTTCAGGATCGAGCGGGAATTGCTATCTTTTGGAAGCCTCTGACGGGGTTTTGATCATCGAGATGGGTATTTCCCCATTGGAGGTGAAAAAGGCTCTCAGATTCGATCTCTCGAAGGTCAGGGGATGCCTGATAAGCCATCGCCATAACGATCATGCCAAGTATATCAATGATGCCCTCCGATCAGGGATCAGGATCCTCGCATTGAAGGATGTGTTCGAGTCGCACAATGTCAGGAATCGGGTTTTCTGTAAGGAGATCGAGCCTAAGCACGGGTATGTCGTGGGCAGATTCAAGGTCTATGCCCTGAGCGTAGCCCATGATGTCCCCTGCCTCGGCTTCATCATTGAGCATCAGGAAATGGGAAAACTGCTTTTCATCACCGATACGATGATGCTGGAGTATAGGATCCCGAACCTGAACCATATCATGATCGAGGCTAACTACTCGGATGATGTTTTGGATTATAATATCGAGAACGGGATCACCCCCGCAGGGATGAAGGATAGGCTCCTTCACTCGCATATGGAACTCTCAACCGCCAAGGATATCCTCATGGCTAACGATCTCTCTCAGGTGAATGAGATCATCCTGATCCATCTTTCAGGGAATAATAGCGATCCTGAAGTATTCGTGGATGAGGTGAGCAGCGTTTCGGGGAAGCCTACCTATATCGCCAAGGCGGGGTTTGAAATCTCCCTCGATAAGGAACCATATTAAACTCAATTTATCAAAATGAAGAATTAGAATCATGGTAATGAGTGGATGGATATTGATATCAAGGGCTATCAAGGGTCATTGGATTTGGAAGGATCCTGAGAGGCTGAAATGGTGGATTGATCTCATCATCACGGCAAATTTCGAGCCATCTACTGAGTTTATCTCAGGGCAGAATATCTTCTGTGGCAGGGGTCAGCTCATCACCACTCAGAGCGGATTATCAAGGCAATGGAAAGCGGACTATCATGTCATCCATCGTTTCCTCAGGAAATTGGAGGGTGACGGGATGATTCAGATCGAGGGGAATACGCATTGGACTCGCATCACTATCGTCAATTATGATGAGTATCAGTTGAGCGCAAAACCAATCGCAAAACCAAATATCTCAGAATCAACGGGTTACGATGGTAAGCGCAAAGGCAATCGCAAAACCGAAAGCAAAAACGCAAAACCAATCGCAAAACCAATCGCAAAACCGATGCAAAGCCAAGATGTTGAGAATCAGGGAGATATCGAAGGGAGCGCAAAACCAATCGCAAAACCAGCGCAAAACCAATCGCAACCTTCTTTAATAAATAATATAAATAATATATATTCTCTCTCTCATATAGGGGAGTCCGAGCAAAAATTCATCGATGAATTGAAAAACTCCTATACTTGGCTCGAGTTGATTGCGATGAGATTCCAATTAAAGGATGTCGATGAGGTCAAGAAATGGCTCGATGACTTCTCTCTCGAAATCGGATGCAAGGGAACCGTTCATCAGAATCTCAATGATATTAGGTCGCACTTCCATGATTGGCTAAGAATAAGATTGTCTAACGAAAAAAAGAATACTGAAAATGCTGCAAATAGAAAAGGGGATGAAGATAAACGTAGAGGATCTGAAGTCACGGCTTCTTCAGGGTCGGATTACGAGGGAGACTTTTAACCTCCCCTATGAGGAATCTCAGGTGAAAGATATGCTCTCGGCATCCTATATGGCTGAGGTGGAATACAGACATCGCAGATTCAATCCGAATCCTGAGCTTGAAAAGCAGATCGCCAAGGCTGCAAGATGGCTCACCAATCAGGATCGTTTCGGGATCCTCCTTTGCGGAGTGCCAGGTAATGGTAAGACCACCCTCATGCTCGCCATCCGTTCCCTCATCAACTTCCTCGATATGAAGGATGCCTATAATGAATCGATGACGGTGTTCAGGATCGATGCGAGGGAGATCGCAAGGCTCAGTAAGGATGATTTTGCCAAGTTCGAGAAGATCCGCTCAAAGAAGATGCTCGCAATAGATGACATGGGATTGGAACCCGCAGAGGTGATGGATTATGGCAATATCCTGAATCCCGTTGTCGATCTACTCTCTTACCGCTACGATGAGCAGTTGTTTACCATCGTCACCACCAACCTGAAGCCTGAGGAAATCAGGCAGAAGTACGGGGATAGGATCGCAGACCGATTCAATGAGATGATGGAGAGGATAATCTTCTATAACGGCTCATATAGGGGTTAATTCGCACAAAAACGGGGCAAGGATCGATTTTCTCCCTTCAGGTGGATAACTATAAGGGTGAATCCGAGAAACGCTCCCAAATCGCATAAAAATCAATAATTCTAAGAAGATGTCAATAACTAAGATGAAAATGAAAACCAATCTGAAGGGCTTCAAGAAAGTCTTTTGGAAAAGGAACCTGAAGGGATTCCTGAATATCGGGAATCGTGCCTTGTCAGATTCGGAGGTTCGCATCGTGGTGAACTTCGGGATATCGAGGGGATATCGCTGCGTGGAGGATATCCCTGACTATGAGGCAATGGTGGTGCTGGGTATGCAGCCGACTTTCAAGCTCAGATCCCTCTATGATAACGGGGGAGTCAGGAAAGGCGAGATCTACGATGCCGAATGGAGGGATCGGGGGCAGTCCTATAAGCACAAGGAGAATATCAAGGTATGGGGTAAGGATTCCTATATCGGTGAGGATGGTAAGAGATACGGATCCTTCGCCTATATGGATGATTCCATCCTTGGTAATGAGGCGGTCTATCCCATCTTCGAGGTAGTTAATCCTGAGGAATATGAGGAAACTAAATCGGAGGATCATGATTAAGTTTGCCATTGGGGTTCTGTTCGCCCTATTCATTTGTGTGATGGGTATCATGAGCGCATTCATGGAGAAGGGTGAGTATATTCACGATAAAAGACAGATGGAAGATGGAGATCAATAAGAAGTGTGAGGTTTGCGGGCGATTGCTGCCTGAATCGGAATTCTCGAAGTCATATAGGAACCGATGCAAGGAGTGTGTGGCGAAGCAGACCAAGGAAAAGAGGGATCAGGCGAAGGCGAGAAAGAATCAGTCCATCGTGGATGAGTATTTCGGTGATATACAGAGACCCGAAAAGGAGGTTATCACCATCACCATCGATAAGAATGGATTCTTTGTGGATTATCAAAAGGATGATGAGCCAAAGAAGAATTGGCAGTACTGCAATACGAAGGAGCTGATATCCATCAATGGTGCAGCCCATGTCCTGATTCAGGGAACCGAGATAACTACCCGATTCGGGAAGTTGGTAGGGGATCCTAAGGAGATAGCAGAGATTTTTGGAATCAAATTACCTAAGAAGAAATGAAAAGGATTATCAAATTCAGGGGAAAGGATATAAAGACGGGTGAATTCGTCTTTGGTGACTTGGAAACGAGACCGAGGGAGGATTTTATGGTCATCCATCAATACAATGAGGATGGGAGTTATAGATCTCAGGTCAAGGTGGATCCTGATACCGTAGGTCAGTTTACGGGATGGAATCCATTGAAGTGTGGCGAACTCTATGATGGCGATATCATCGCTTTCGATGATTGGGCTTTAAATGAGAGGGATCGCAAGAGAATGAAGCATCATGTGGGAGTGATCCGATGGTCTGACGAATACGGAAAATACCAAATAGAGTGCAATGATGGCTACTATGAGGGAAATGATGTCGCAGATCCTCAGCTACTCGGAAATATACATGAGAATCCTGAACTTTTAGAACTTGGTTGATTATGGCAGACAAGAAAACGATATTGAACTATTTCAATGAGAGATTT